TAGTGGAGCAGAAGAATTTGAAACTGCTTCATTATCAGACTTAGAAGAATTTTTAAGTGAAGAAGAAGATGGCAATACTTTATAGACATATAAGATTAGATACTAACCAGCCCTTTTATATAGGGATAGGTAGAACGGAAAATCGTGCTTATAGTAAAGATAGAAGAAATAAGCATTGGTGGGCTATTGTAAATAAAGCCGGTTATAAAACCCAAATAATGCTTGATGATTTAAGCTGGGATGAGGCTTGTGAAAAAGAAAAAGAGTTCATCAAGCTTTATGGAAGAAAAGAGTTTGGTGGGTTACTGTGTAATAAAACTGATGGTGGTGAAGGTAGTATTAATGTTGTTTGTTCAACTGAAACTCGTCAAAAATTGAGTAAAGTGAGCAAAGGTATAATCCGTTCAGCTGAAACAAAATTAAAAATGAGCGTTGCACAAAAAGGTAGAACGCTTTCTCTAGAACATCGTGCTAAACTGAGTGAAGCAGCTAAAAAAAGACCATGTAATCGTAAAGGTGTAACACTTTCAGCTGAAACAAAACAAAAAATGAGTGAAGCTAAAAAAAGGAGATTTTTATGAATTCGTATGCGCAAGTTGTCCAAAGATTCCAAAGTGCTAGCTTAAATCATGCGGGAATTAATACTTTCGCAACTGGTGATTTAGAAGAATTGGATGCTGCATCACAAAATGTAACCTATCCTTATATATTTTTGAGACCGATTACATCCCCTGGTATGAACATCAATCAAATTGGTACATCAGGTACTCGTACCCTAACTTTTGAATTATATGCATTAGATGTCCCACCATTGGATGAAACAAATTATTTATCAATCATGTCAAATACTGAGCAGTATATATACGATATTATTGGGTATATGAACTTGGGAAGTGAACAACAACGAGAATGGGTAACATTAGCTAATATAACCCCAGTGAGTGAAGCATTCAATGATAGAGCATTCGGATGGGTTGGTATAGTTAATTATACTGATAGTGGTGTATTAGATTACTGTGCTTATCCTCAAGTATAATAAAAAAAGGTAACATTATTTATGCTAATTGATTGGGAAAAACTTACACCGGCTTTACAACAGCTCGCTGATGATTATACTACTTATGCTATTGCTGAGTTAAAAAAGAATGGTTCGTATAATACAGGCCGATTAGCAAAGTCTATCAAATTATTAACACCAACGAAAAGTAGTAAAGATGTAAGTATATCAGTTGAAATGCTTAAATATGGTATCTATGTAGATAATGGTGCAGAGCGTGGACCTGGTAAACAACCACCAGTGCAGGATATATTGGAATGGATAAAGTTTAAGCGTATTCGAGTTCCAAGTGGAATGAAACAAATTCAGTTTGCTTGGTTGATAGCCCGAGCTATAGGTGCAAAGGGACAAAGATTTAAAAAAGCAAAACCATTTATACAATCATCATTAAAATTAGCGGTAAATCAAAACATACAAAATATAGCAAATGCAGGTGCGGTGGATATGGTAAAAGAAATAAAAAAACAATTAGAAGCTGCTGCACCTGGAATAATAGTAGTAGGAAAGAAGAAATAATATGGCTTTAACTATAGGAACACAACCAAATTATCTACAAGTAAGTAATAACAATGTAGTGTATGGGTTGACATCAAACTCATCATCACAAAGTAACTTCAAAGTAGTATGCGATATATACCTTAGTGGTTCATCAACCCGTATACAACGATTAAAACAACCAGTTAATCCATCCGGTGTAGCTGTATTTGATATTGGGGATGTATTAGCAAATTATACCTATGAAGGGTTACCATCTACTTCAACTCTTTCTTTTAGTCAAGCAGGAACAGATAATAGAAGATTTATTGTTCTTTTTGGTGAGGAATATGGGACAACTTCTTTAGGGATATATAATGGATATCAAAATGCTACTACAGGTTCTCCTGCTTTTAGTGGTAGCGCTGGTAGTTCAACTCGAGCAATATATAATAATGTATTCGCAGGAGTTGCAGACCCTAATGATAAATCAAGTTGGAATTTTGTTTCCACCACCAAATGGTTTCCTACCACTACTACTCCATACCCTTCTCCAGCTAATCCTGATTTTAGTAGAAATGTATGTTTAACTAATATGCCTCGTAGTTCAGTAGGAGCTAGTAATAAGATGTATATTAGAGATGGTGAAATGTTAAGTTTATCATTCTTACAAGGTAATGAAAATCAACCTATTATTACTTCTCAAGCACAAGATATTCACTCAGTTCGTATTCGTTCATACAATTCATCAGGCACTTTATTATATACCTACACCGCATTAAATAACACAGGAAATCAAGGTGGCCCGAGAGCTAGTTCTACTGCTCAATGGTCTACAACAGCAACCCAAACTAATTTAAATGGAAGTAGTGGAAATATATACGGATTAATAACAGCTAATGTGGGACCTGGCAATCAATCATCAGCTTATCCTAGTGGATGGGATTATGTTGTTATTGACTTTTCACCACAACAATCAGGTTTTACATCAAATACTGCTTCAGTTTGGGATTCATTTACATTATACAAAGATACTACAGCCAATTGTGGATACCCTGGTGTTAGATTTGCTTGGAAAAACATATATGGTGTATGGGATTACTATACTTTTAATTTACAATCAGATTCAAGTTGGATAATAGATAAACCACAAGCAGAGCAAGTATTTGTTCCTTACAATACTACTTCACCTACTGTAGCTTATAGCCCACAACGAAGAGGAACAAAAAATTATTACAATCAACCAATGCAAACTATAACCGCAAATACAGATTGGTTAGATACAACAACTTCGTTATGGTTGCGTGAACTATTTTTCAGTCCAAATGTATATTACTGGAGTTCAACATCAAATAATTGGCTACCTTGTGTAATTACCTCAACTGAAGTGGTAGATAAAACAAATCAAAGAACTCAGCAATTATTCCAATATCTTATACAATTCCAACCTTCAAATCAACCAAACCCAAGGGTAGCGATTTAATATGGCAACTAATAATACTATAATAAGATTACTTAAACCATCAGGTTCATCAACCCAATATTGCGATTTTTCTACTAAAGATACTAACTTATCTGCTACCATATCCAATATTGAAAACACAGATATCGGCTCCTTATTTGGTTTAGGAACAAACGAATTTGTATTACAGGATTTAGATATTAGGGATATGGTCCCAAGTGTGGGATTATTAAGTGGTTCATCGTTTATATATCCACAATGGATGATTGATGCTAATAATGCTCAATCAAACATGAATGCTACAAATGGGCGAGTAATAGATAATATATATTCAAATACCGGACAAGTAGTATTTAGAAGCTTATATAATGGTTCTACTTTTGATGGTAATGGTAATACAAGAAGATTAAGTGGTGTTTGGAATAATGGTAATAATAAATCAATAGGTAAATGGTATTTTGCTAAGGATGGGGGAACAGTTGAGTATATGATGATAGGAAGTGATTCCTTTTCAAATATACAACCTGATGAAGCGACTGGATTTATTATATCTACTACTTTTTTAATACCCTCCCAAACCTTTCCAGCTTCTAATAGATTAGCAATTTATAGCGTAGGTTCTCCTGCTGATGCAACTGGATGGGGATTAGTTGGAAATAGTAGTGGACAATTAGAATTTAGATATGGAAATACCTATACTGCTTTTTATGGTAATGGATTTTTTGACCAAACGATAAATGTAACTTTAGTTTGGGATGCGACTGCTAATAGTTTTCGTTGCTATGTTAATGGTGAATATACCTCTAATGTAAATATTGGTGGAGCTTTTACTAATGGTGATTTATACTTTGCTTATGGTGTTGTCAGTAATACAACCGAAGCAGATACTCAGATGTATCTATTCAATCACTCCAAACACCAAATTAATACTTTAGGTATTACTTCAACCCAAGCAGATGCATATGCTAAACAAATCGCATATTCCCTACTTAATATACCATTCACTCCAGTAGAAAGAACAACCGCAGATACATTTTTT